CCTCCGGGTACCCGGATCTCCATATCCGTCCCGGAAACGTACTTCCAGTTCGTATATTTTTCCGCTGGCCAGAGGTTGTAAATAGGTCAGCAGCAGGTATGCATCCTTGACGGGCACTTCATATTTTTCTCCGGGGTTCAGGGTAATAAAGCGCATAAGATCCGCGACACGTTCCATTTGATAGGAGGGAAGATACCATGCCGCGGGCCTTTCTCCCTTCCTTCCGTTTCCCTGACTCCATATCTTGATGATGATATTCGGCCCGCGTTCCTTGAGAGGATAGAAGTCGTTGAAAAGACGCACAGCCTTTTCTCCCTTGTTGGCAAACACCAGCTTGAAATCCGGAAAAGCGGCTCTTGGATCAAACGAGGTCTTTTCCATCACCACAGAACATTCAATTCCGTTATCAGCCTTGTCCCCCCATGCGGGAGCATGGAGGGACAGGATGACCAGAAGTCCTAATATCCGGGATATTTTTTTCATTACAGCACAATTCGGGAAACCCCATGAAGAGTCCCCAGGAAACAATCCTTACCCTATTGATTATAGGAGCGCGTTTCCAGCTCACAAGAACATTGTTTCCTGTCTTCCAACTCGACATTATCCAGACAAACTGGAATTGTCACCTGGTATACCCCTCCTGGAGCAAGCTCTCGATAGTTCAGGGAATGATGAAACATTATTGTTCCCATCTTACGATCAAAAAACAGGCACGGACGGTATCCCACCAAAGAAAAAGCTGTCTCCAAAGAGCCCTTCACTTAAAAACAAAGCATCTTTTCCAAAAACGAGATTGACACCCGCGGTTCTTTTCCCTAGTATCCGCGCACAACATCAGCGGCGGGGTAGCCAAGTGGTAAGGCGACGGTCTGCAAAATCGTTATTCGCGGGTTCGATTCCCGCTCCCGCCTCCATGTTTACTTTCAACATTTTACGCCTTTAGCGTAGTAAAAAATGTAGTAAACATCTTGTTTTTAGTTCCACTTTTTGAGCAAGCCTTATCTTGGAAGGAGGGTGCATTATGAGTTCCAGCCCCTCTGTTATACACGTTTACGGCGATTGGCTGGACTACCTGCTGCACGCCTACGGCGAAACGCAGGAACAATGGAATGCGCCTTTTGATGCCGCTCCCATCCTCCCTGAACTCTCAAAAGAACTCTATGAATGCGGTTTGAATCATCATCAGCTTGACGTGGTGAAAGAAGAAATAGCGGACGCCCGCCTACATATCCTTATCGGAATTTTCACTATCATCTTCCGTAACGGCTACCACCCGCAACGCGTCACCCGGAATGTTTACAAACTCGCCAAACTATACTGCCCGGAATCAGTAAAAAACTTGTCTCATTCCGATCTCGCTCTGCTGACCAGCGACACAATCAGCGCATCATCCATGCGGGCGCATGCCTGCAACGCTTTCCTGGACTCCTTAACACCCGCCCAAGCTCAAGCTCTTATCGACAAATACGGTAAAACCGCCCTGCACAAGCTCGCACAAGTTTCCTGGACCAGCCGGAAGGCCCAAAAGAAACGCCGCAGGAAAAAGAAGCAGGACACCCCCGCCCACCGCACACGCAAACACCCGGAACTCAATCTTGACCTTTGACCATGGACGCCATTTCCCGCGCACAAAAACATATTGATACCCTGGAACCGGCTGTTTCCGGTTCTGGCGGCCATGCGGCAACCTTCCGCGCATGCCGCATCCTTGTAAACGACTACAATCTATCTTTGGATGAAGCCTGGCCTATCCTGTTATCATTTAACGCCCGGTGCGAACCGCCTTGGAATGAAAAGGAACTCCGGCGCAAGTTGGAAGACGCGGCGCGCCGCCCCAAGGGTAACTACGGCACCGACAAATCCCAAGGACGCAAAAAACCGGAACCGACTACCTTGCCCCCCTCTAAACGCATAGCCAAGGGACCAGCCAAATACAACCCGCCACCCAAGGCCCCCACAGGGCCGCCGCCAGTCCCGCAGCTTGATTCTTCCGTCATTGCCACCCTGGCGGAAAAAGGGGCTCCAGTATTATCCCGCTATTTCCTCGCCAACATCTCCGCCACAGATCCGGCCATAGTTACGCCGGATCTGTATTTACGCGCCCTGTTTGATACGGCACGCGGTGAAAAAACAATCATTTTTGCCGACCGAAAAACGCAAGGTCAATGCCTCTGGCCAGACCAGGCCAAACACATTCCCACGGCCGCGCCGGACGGCATTATCTTCCTGGGGCAGCCCGTGGACGGATTTTTCCGCGTCAGGGACGGGAAAAAAAGCCGCCGCTCTTCAGAATGCGTCCTCACCTGGCGTCATGCCTTGCTGGAATCAGATCAAATGGACGACGTGAAGCAATGGCTCCAGGCACTCATTACTCTACCCCTCCCCATTGTCTCCATCACCTTCTCCGGATCCCGATCTCTGCATGTACTCTTCCGCCTGGAAGCAGCCACACACGAAGAATGGCGCGGGTATGTGGACCAGATAAAGCCCGCCTTAGCCCTCATTGGCGCAGACATCCAGGCCCTCACAAATCATCTTGTCATGCCGCGGCTGCCCGGCTGTTATCGCACCGTAAACGGCCAGGAAAAACTTCAGGAACTTTTGTATTTCAACCCGCGCCCTACCCTGCGCCCCTTACTCTACGCCACTCCGCTCCGCAACGTAGAACAGGACTGGACAACCCGCGCCGCGGAAATCGTTGCCCGGCCGGATGAATGGCCGGTTCCCTTGATCCAGCAAGCCGCCGCAGCCTGCACCACCTACGGCCTCAATGCTGCCCTCCAATCTCTCACCCCCTTACTCCCTCCCAAAAAATGACTTCCCCCCAAGAACTTATTCTCAAATTACAAAATTTGCTAACCAACGCCTCCGGAGCGGATCTTCAGCAATTTCTGGCCGGTCTGGAGCAACCAGGCCCCGCCCCTGCCGGAGACGACCTTACACCGGACGGAAGAATCAAAGTTGCCATGCCCTCCAAAAATGGCACGACAACCCCCCAATGGTGCGAACGTGTTGCCATAGCCCTCCAACGCGCCAATGCCCCTATTTATAATCTGGCCGGCTCTCCTGTGTATATCACAGACGACTGCAAAACCGTGTACCTTAAACCCAACAATTTCATTTCCGCCGCGGAAAAATATATCTGCCCGTGCGCTTTCCGCTCCAAAGATGATTCAACGCTCGTTTACCAGCCCATGAAGGAACCGCTAGCAAAGCTCACCCTTTCATCCATGGAATTCCTCACGGCCATCCCGGAATTGATCAAAATCCACGACCAAATCACCCCGGCCATGCTCCCTAATGGCTCCTACCACCTCAACCAACGCGGCTATGATCAGGAAAGTAAGATCTACACCCTGAAAACCGCCGTGGACTACGACACGGAAATGCCGTTGGAGCAAGCCTTGCTTATCTGGCGCAACTGGCATAAAGAATTCCCCTTCCTGGACTGGTCTTCCTCTGACCTCCAGGAACGGGCCACATCCGCCACATCCCGCTCATTTGCGGTCCATACCTGCGCCTGCGTCGCCCTGTACGCATCCGCCATGCTCCCTTTGTCCTCACCTCGACTTGGTTATGTCTATACCTCCAATTCTCAAAGATCCGGCAAATCACTATTGGCAGACCTTGCCACCGGCATCACGTACAACAATAACGCAAAACATCCATGGTATTATGACGACGAAAAGCTTCAGGGCGTCTTGAACACCATCCTTAACACCCGCGCGCCCTACGTCTATTTTGACAACCTGCGCGGCAAGCTGCAATCTACTTGTTTAGAATCCTTCATTTCTTCCGTCTCCCAAGACATACGCCCATTTCATACGCAATCTCTTGTTACCAAGCAAAACTGCGCCACCGTCTTCATCACCGGAAACTCCCTGGAGTGGAACACAGACCTTGCTTCCCGGCTGCTGATATGCGACTTGAATTTGACAGAATCCAATCCCCAGGACCGGACAGTTCAGCGCGTCATTGACCTTGAAACCATTCAGGACTCCGGCAACCGGGCAGAACTGCTGGCCTGCCTGCATGCGTTTGTTCGCAACTGGATAGAGCAAAAACGGCCCATGCCGGACAAAACAAGAGCAGGGTTTCAACGCACATCATCCATTATTGCGGGCATTGTCTCCCTGCTTTGCATTGGCGATCCGTTCGGGGAACGTCCTGATGAAATATACGGAGGCGGAGACCAAAACCTTCAGGACATGCGCGACTTGGTGCAAACGGCGGTGGCACGCCTGAAGCCCGGTGAAACATACGGAGAAATCAAATGGGACGAAATCATAGAAATCTGCATTGAACGCAACTCATTTGAATCTCTTATTGACGCACGTACGGAATACGTGACGGAAACGGACGAAACCGGGCATGAAAGCAAGATACCCCGTTACAAACTCACCCAGGCATCCAACAAACGCTTTTCCTTCCTTCTTAATTCAACCTACGGAGGGAAGACATTCAAATTAAATGACGGCCGCACCGTCAAATGGGATTCCCGCGGGAAGAAGCGTAGCAAAAAATATACGTTTCAAATATCCTGACGATGATAAAAAAAGCGGCATTATTAGCCGCGCCAGCATGACAACCGCACGCTTGACAAATCCGGCAAAAAGAGCATAGTAAGGACGTATTGATTGCCGAACATCACATGTTCACCTTCTAAACAATCGGCCCCGGCTGCTGGAACAGCCGGGGCCTTTTTTGTCAGCTGAACAGAACTATCAAAAGCTAAATCAGCCGTTGTATTGAATGCCAGTCTATTATCACATATTACACCTCCTTTCTTAGTTCCGGGACCAACCCGGCACGGCAAATATACAGAAAAACTGAACTTTCCGCAAGATATTTTTACTCTGTAATTTTTTGACGCTCAAAAGATTACTGTTTTACAGCCGGGCGAATTGAAGGTGCATCCAGTCATAATTCCGTTCACGGCCCAGAGAAACGGCCCCATGGGCTTCCCATATTCGCCACCACTCTTCACACTCCGGGCGGGAAAGCCCGGCATGGGGGGCCTTGCAGGAATAACTGTTCCGTTCCGGGTCAAAGTCCAGGGCAATCCCCCAGGCGTGCATGCTCTTGCTTTTGCCTCCGGCCGTGCTGCGGTCATTGTAGGATCCGCCATACTGGTCCAGGTGAAGCGCGCGGATCCGGTCCAGGCCATACGCGGCCAGGACTTCCGCCAGGGCCGCCTGAACGTCCTGGGCGATTGCCTGATGCACGCGGATCGTTTTCACGGGCCGCCCCTCATAATATAAAGGATAAGGGGGGACAATAGAAACAAGGTTGTTTTCATCTCCTGCACGGCCAAAAATGGAAAGACCGGCACGGACGGTTGCCTGGTCAGGCCAGGACCGGGGCAGGGCAATGTCCAGGGCGGCGGCAATGCCGCGGGCCGTGGCAGGGCCGGGGATGCCGTCAGGCGTCACGTTCACGGCGGCCTGGACCGCGGACCATATTTCATGACAGCGCAATTTCAGAGCTACGGCGGCCAGCGTTTTAGGCCCCGGCAAACCATCCGCTTTCAGCCCCAGGGCTCGCTGAACGGGTTTGAATTCCTGATATTCTTTGATAATCATATAATTATTTAATTGTTAAATGGTTGGAACTTGTAAGAAAAACTTTACAGTTGGAACTAGTCCCTGTTGTCCAGAAATTCTTCATGCGCCTTGCGGACGAACTCACAGCCGGAACACTTATTTTCCGCATCAATGCGTTTTTTGCGTTCGTCATCATAGAGCCGCTCATAACGTTCCGCCCGTTTCATTTCCCGCCACAGAAAAATTCCCATAACCGCGGCCACGCTCGCCCCGTTCTGGATGTACTCCAAAAACGGGTTGCCTGACGTGACGGACGCAATCACGGACAGGGCATTAGCCCCCAGCAGGCCCGCGTTGACAACAGATCCGGTCATGGCTTCACTTTTTCAGGGATTGAACGACGGGCGGAACGTCCGTTTCCGGCTGGGCCTGGGAATAGGAGATATGCCCCGGCTCCAGCACCAGGCAGGAACCGTCCTTGCATACCACCGTCTTTTTCGGCGTCACGTCAACGGAATGGCCGCAGCCACCCAGCAGAGCGGAAGCCGCATAGGCAGCACCTGCCAGGACTACCCACAAAAGGCGTTCCCACCACTTCAGGCCGGTTTTAATTTTGCTTTTTTCGTAGGCATCTTTCATGCCCTGCTTCCCCGCCTCAAGGGCGGCCTGCTTTTGCTCGTCACTTAATTTACTCATGGTTTTGCTTTGTGAAGTATTTGAAAAAGTCCACGGCGGCGGGTGAAGAAACCGTAAATTCGGGGTAGTCACGGGCTGTGAAAATCCGGCGGCCTCCTTGAGAGTTGACGGCCTCAACGGTCAAATCTACGGTTTCCGCCGTCCGCATGGGGTCATCCTCCTCCGGAGCGTAAAACTGCCCCCTCCGCGCCCACACCTGGGATGCCTGCCAGTCCTCACCCATGCCCACCAGCGCGGCAACTACGGCCTCCATGGCCGGAGCCTGATCCGCGGGTATATCGTCCTGATTAAAGCGGGCCGGAGGTCTATAACCGCCCGCGTCCCGGTAAATGGGCGTCAGGGTGAATTCCTGCCAGTTGCCGGGCCGGGGGAACTGAATCTGTATTTCTGAATTATTCATAAGGTGTAAATTCTGTTACGGTGGTTGACTGTATCAACCGGGTTTCCAACGCCCGGAACGCATCATAAGCCCCATTAGGCTGGTTATACCCCGGAGCCGTCATCTGCCGCATCGCTCCAAGATAACTATGCGTATTGGTCCCGTCGCTATCCCAATACAAAGCCCCAACGCCAGTCCAGGAGAACGTGTCAACAACGCCGTGCATGTCGGCAATGCACAACAAACGGCGAGAATCCGCCGCATTAGAGCCAATCCACAATCCCGCTCTGACGTCGCGGCCCGGCCTATCCTGTTGATAAGAAAGAAACATATTGCAGGACGGGTTGGTATTGGTGGACGGGAAAACGGAAAGCGTTTCATAACATAACCACTTGGCCTGAGTGGAATCATAGACGAGTTCCCTCACCCTCACCGGATAACCCGCCGGATTCATGGACGCGTCATTAACCATGTAAAACGTCACATCAACAAACCGCGGGAAACTCGCGGTACTACCGGAGGCCGGAGACAGCGTGAACATATCCATCTCCGCCGCCGTCTTCTTGACGAAATTTCCCGGCCTTCCCAACGAGAAAGTCAGTTTGCGGGCGGCAGTACTGCCGGTATTGCCCAAAGCGACTGGCAGGACAAACCCGCTCCATCCAGAATAATTGGATACTCCTAAAAATGGATTTATCAGGTTAATCTGAATTGTTACCGGATATGCGGACATCTTGCGGAGTCGCCACACCTGGCCGGGAACCGTCTGTTCTACGGCGACGCTCTCGCCGTACAAATTAAAATCAGAAAGGAAACTCTGAGGAGAAAACGCCTCCGTCACGGCGGCCAGCCCGGAAGCGTACAGGCGATTGACGCCGGATTCATTGGTCGGAGCCCCCACGGCCAGCGGAATGTTGACGCCGCCGTTGGCGTTAATAGCCCCCGCCGCCGTCAGACCTCCGGCCAGCGTCATGTTGCCTGCATCATCTACTTGGGGCATGGCCTCAAGGGCCTGCTTGGCTTCTGTGGCGGAGTTGGCCGCGCTGGTGGCGGAGGTCGCGGCGTTATCGGCAGCTGTGGACGCCGTGGCAGCGGACTGTCCAGCCGTCCGCGCCGCAGCCTCGGCGGTCGCGGATGATTGTCGTACATCCCGCCCCAGACTGTTCAGCTGCCGCGCGGTGGCCAGCTCCACCACTCCCAGGGTGATGCCGTCGTCATAGTCCACTACTACGGTCATCAGCGGGGCCATCGTGCCGTTCACCGTGGGCGGGTTGGTCACCTCCGTCACCAGGCCGCGTCCAGGAATGGACGGAGTAAGCACGGCGTGCATGCCCAGCGCGTAGGGCGTCATCTCGGTCCCTTCGCATACCTGGATGATAATGACATCTCCGCGCGTCAGGGGAACGCCCGGCGTGAATACCCACGTAGCCGTCTGGCCGCTGGTCAGGTTGGACACATAGGCGGAGGTGCCAATCAGGCTGTAATCTCCGTCCACCAGCTTCCAGACACGCAAGCAATACTGATTCAGGGCGGGGTCGGTGAAAAAATACACAGTGGAAATACTCGTCAGGCGGCAGCTGTCGGGCAGATGTCCCGCCAGAATCTCGTCTCCCCAGGTCATCGCGTAGCCTCCGACGATGGTCCAGGTGTCGGCGGCATCTCCGCTGGACAAGGTGGATTGCCCGGTCACCGCTTCCAATTCCACGCCCGCGTCCTTGAGCGCGTCCGGCAGTTGTGCGGCCAAGGCGTCGGCTACCAGTTCGGACCAGTCGGCCAGCACCTCGTCAGGCGGCGCGTAATCCCCGGGCAGCAAGTCCGCCAGGACCGTCACCCGGATCAGGCGGGACGTGCGCTGCGCCCCATCCGGAGCCACCAGCACCACCTCGCCGATCAGGTCAATCCGGGATTGATCCCCCATGACCTCCGCCAGCTGTACCGTATTAACGGACAGGCTGCCGACATAGGCAGCGCCCAGGGCATCCTCCACATGTTCCAGCCCCGTGGCGGCCAGCACCAGGGCATCGTCCCCCAGGGATTTTTTCACGGCCAGCACGGGCACCTCGTCAGAATTCGAGGGGGTGCCGGGGCCGTCCGTCAGGACGATGCGCAGCGGCATCTTGTCGCCCCGCACCAGGGCCATGTCAGTCAGCGGCACCTGGCCCGCCGTCGTCAGGGCCAGCGTGTTAGCATCTATGTATATAATCATGATTGGAAAGATGGAAGGGGGAAAGCGGAGCCGCCGTACCCGGACGGCTCCTGGATGGGCGCAGGGTTAATCCGCCGCCAGCTTGGCCAGCGCCAGGCTCGTGAACGTAGCCAGGGGGGAATTCTTGATGGATAGCTCAAACTCGCACGTCACAGGATCGGACGCGAAATTCGGGCTGTTGGTGAGGGATAAATCCCCCATCACGCAGAAATGGGCCAGCTTTTCGGCGTTATTGCCGGAGTTGCGCAGTTCTCCATACACCCAGCAACGGATGTTGCCGGAGGATGAAAACGGCGCGGCTTCCTGGTCATCTTCCAGGTTGTCCGCCACGCCGAACGCCAGCTGGATCGCTTCGGGCGTCACCTCCTGCGTCGTGAACTTCAGCTTGGACTGCTGGGCGATCGACAAATCGCGCATTTCATAAAATCCCGCGTCGTTCACGCCTTCCACCGTCGCCGTCTTCTTCTGGCGTTCGCTGGTAGCCGTCTTGATCTTGCCC